CAAAGTGAATGTCTGTGAATACTGCACATTTTTTAAACAAATTGTAATCCTCGAACTTTCCTATAAAGTGTACTTGAAAACTTGAACAAAGTCAACAAGTTATTCTCCGTTTTGTATTTTCTTTCTTTGATCTTCTACTTGTCGTTCCCATTCGCCTTGACTTTGACGTGTAAAACTTGGAGTCATATCATTCATTTCAAGAATGTCATCTCTTATGTTTTGATTACGTTTTTCGATGTTAATAACTCTAACAAACGAATTGGTAACTGCCGCAGTATAGTAAGCAAATGGATTTTGTGATTTAGATTCGTCAAACTGTAGTCCAATCTGTGTAAGTTGTAAGATTGCTTGTCCACGCATTTCATCATTGTAAGTATATCCACGAACGTTTCCTCTTGTTGCATAACGATCGCATAATTTCATCCACATCCGAGCAAGTTTTTCAGTAGCATTACCGGCACGTAAGTTAAACTGTCCGTTCTCCATACCACCTTCCCAATGACTTTTACCAACACATATTACGTTATCTTTATCATCAAACTTAAAATGTTGAAAGGGTGGGAAATTTAATTTAACTTTACCGTCTGCTATAGTTTTTGGGTTTTTCTTACGACCTTTTTCTTCAGGAATATGATCGTATGTCATAATCCTAAAAATTAGTTCGTCTTTTGTAATCTTTTTGTAGTCGATAGCACAGTCTGCTTGTTTTACTTTTTCGCCAGCGGCTTTACGTGCGGCATACTCTGCATCGCCCAGGCGCTTTGCTTTGTTGCGTTTTGCTTCAGCGATTGTTCTAACGTTAATTTTATCTACGCTTGGTAAAATAATATCATATTGATTGTATTCTTGGTCCACGAAACTGCAATAACTGTTTTTTGACTTGTGAATCTCTGCTAAAAGGTCCTTGTTGTTTAGATAGTTTACTTTTTTCACACTTTTTCTCCATTTATAGTCCTTATTATAATATACTCTGATAATTTTGTCAATAAATACTTGTAGTAAGGATTACCAAATAATATGGCAGACAACTTTTTTGATTTTAATGAATTTAAGACACCAGTAACAAGTGGTGACATAATCGACGCAACCAAATCACTTGCGGCCCAAACTGTTGATATTTTAGAACAAGGCGGCAAAGGATTTATGAAAGCAATACGTTCGAGAACAATTCCAAATGACGGGGAACCCGCACAGGTTGAACTTGCAAGTGCTTCTTGGGCACAAGATCCTAATTCAAAAGATTGGAGAGTCAAGTTAAGTGTTCCTCCGATTAAAGCATTTACAGACAGTCCTTACATTAGACGTTTGATTGATTCTACAGGAGGCTTGTGTTTTCCATACACGCCTACTATTATTATGAGTCATCAAGCAAGTTATAACGCAATTACACCAGTACATAGTAATTACCCTTTCTTTGCGTATCAGAATTCAAGTGTGGACGCAATGACACTTACAGGACAGTTTATTGTTCAAAACAGTTTAGAAGGTGAATATTGGGTAGCAATGTTACATTACCTACGTTCAATTACAAAAATGTTTTATGGTGCAGGATCTAATACAGGTTCTCCTCCTCCAGTTGTAAAATTAAATGGTTATGGAGATTATGTGTTCAAAGATGTTCCTGTAATTGTAACAAACTTTACTATTGATATGCCTACAGATGTTGACTATCTTGCTGTAGATCTTGATTTTGGTTTTAATGGCGGTAACACTATTAACACTATTACATCAAACACTGATAGAGCAAGAGTTGCTTATGTTCCAGTTGAAAGTCAAGTAACTGTAACACTACAACCGATCTATTCAAGATCAGAAGTTGAACAGTTTAGTTTAGACAAGTTTGTCAACGGCGGATACATTGGATCCGGTAAGAGAGGATTTATTTAATGGCGGCATCAAATAATTCTCCTTGGGGGAAAACAAGACTTGTAAAAAATGAATACTTAGGTATTCTTCAAATACGTCCTGTTCCTGAAGAAGGAGATGATGTATTGTATGAAATTCAATCACAGTATCATCAAAGACCAGATTTATTAGCCTATGATATGTACGGCACTCCTAAACTATGGTGGGTGTTTGCACAAAGAAATATGGATTTACTAAAAGATCCAGTTTATGATTTTAGATCAGGTCTTTCGATTTACGTTCCAAAGGGCAGTAAATTAAGACAGTTGTTAGGAGAGTAGTATGGCTACCAAACCAACAGCACCTCCAGGCAAAGAACTAACTGCTACAGAAATTTCAAAACTGTTTGTTCAAGAGAACAAAGATTTACTAAATTCCATGGCGGCAGGTGAATCAGAAAACACTGGCACAGAGAAAATGCTTGACAGTGAAGATATTAATCCTAATGCTAACAAAACAGAAACAACAATGGAAGAAGATAATACTGCAACACAGAAAACATCTTCACCAGTTCCAGCAGTTAAGGTAACAATACCTCCACGAAAAATTGCATTCACAGCAGATGGTAGAGTGCTATCATTACCTATACCAAATCCATTAAGAAAATTTGCAAGTTACAATTACCGCATTGGGTTATATGCACTAAGCAATGATGAAATAAACAATCCTGACGAAACATATAGAATTAGACGTCCTGCTGTAGGAATATTACAGAGTGGAGGCGGACTTGGAGATTCTAAAGTTTTAACAGCATACGAATCAGATGGTAAAAAAATAGAATTTTATTGCAATAACTTAGAAGTTGAATCATTAATTTCTCCAAGTAGAAAAAAAGGAACAACTAATGCTGTTGGGTTTAGATTAGAAATTATGGAACCTTACAGTATGGGGTTATTTTTACAAACTCTACAATTAGGTGCATATCAAGCAGGACACGAAAACTATCTTGAATCTCCGTTTTTATTAGTTTTAGATTTTGTTGGTTTTGACAATGACGGAAATCCTACAGAAGTTCCTGAAGCAACAAAGATGTTGCCCTTTAAACTTGTAGGCAGTGACTTAGAAGTTACAGCAGGAGGAAGTTCTTATGTCGTCGAAGGTGTTGCATACAACGAAGGAGCGTTAAAAGATGCTACACAAAGTATTCCTTGCGATGTTACCTTGGTTGGTAGAACACTTGAAGAATTATTACAAAGTAGTCCAAAGAGTTTATCCACAGAACTAAACAAGTATTTTGGTAAAAAAGCATTAGATAAAACTATTACAACAGCAGATCAGTACTTTGTTGTGTTTCCAAAAGAACGTGCAACAAAAGGGTCATTATCTAAATCATCAAGTGATGGCGGTGCAGGTGCAACGACTCAAAAACAAACAGGCGGCAAGATAAGTGTTAGCAGTAATTCTGCAAAAAAGAGCAGTACCGCCGTTGCATCTCTACAAGAACTTTATGCTATGATTAAAGGTGGCGACCTACCAGAAGACTTTAACTTATATACAAACGAAAATTTGACATTAGTTCAAACAACTTCTTTAGGACAAGATATTACAGACAAACAAACAGGTTCAAAGAATTCTAACCCAATTGGAAATTCTAAAATGTTTAGGCTTGAGGAATTAGGTAGTACAAGTCAACCATTTGGTGATGCAGGATTTACCTATGACAAAGAAAAAAATGTTTGGTCACGTAGCAACGGGCAGTTACAGATTGTTCCAGGCCTTGGTGAAATTAAGTTTACCCAAGGAACAAGAATACAAGATATTATTGAAGAACTTATTATCCTAAGTGACTATGGTAGAAATATAGTTGATGCACCAGCAGACTCGTTAGGGTTTAAAGATTGGTTTAAAATTGACACACAGGTGTTTAATATTAGTGACAAAGAAACAGAAAAGAAAACCGGTCAACCTCCAAGAATTTATGTGTTTAGAATTTTACCTTACAAAGTACACGAAGCAAAATTTTTATCACCTGACAAAATACCATACGGTATTAGAGCATTAAAAGCACAGGTATGTAAAGAATACAATTATATCTACAGTGGCAAGAACGAAGATATTCTTAACTTTAATATTAACTTAGACAACAGTTTCTTTAAAAGCATTTCGCCAGGTGTATTACCTAAACAGAATATTGCTGATGCAACCAAAGAGGGAGAAAACCCACAAGAAAAAGTTGAGCAAACTCCAGCGGATAATGATCAAGTAATTTCTGGCAAAACTCAAGCAGTTATTGAAAACAATTCAAGAGCCGCAGGTGCTGTAAACGTTGATGATATGCGAATTGAAATTGCAAGACGTTTCAATGATGCCATTGTAAACTCCAACGTTGACTTAATTACTATTGAGATGGAAATTTGGGGAGATCCTTACTATATTGCTGATAGCGGTATTGGTAACTACAACTCAGAAAATACAGAATTTATTAACATTGATGCTGACGGAAGCATAGATTACCAATATGGTGAAGTGGATATACAAATTAATTTTAGAACACCAGTTGATTACAAAGCCAACGGTATGATGGGATTTCCAGATGAAACTATTGCAGTAGATGCCTTTAGTGGATTATACCAAGTAACTATAGTAAAAAATTCTTTGTCAAACGGTGAATTTAAACAAACACTTGAATGTGTTAGAAGACCTAATCAGTATACCAAGAAAGCCACTGCACAGGCAGGCGAAAAAACAGCACAAGAAATTAAAGTTGACAGCGCCGGCAGGATACAAGGAGGAACATAATAGATGGGACAAGATAAACGTACCGCTGGCAGTGAAGTCCATCTTAGTTATGGACCGTATATTGGTCGAGTTATTGGACACCTTGATCCTAATTATCAAGGGTCGCTTGAAGTACAACTATTAAAATTCAACACAAGTAACAACCAAGGACAAGAAGGTCAGACATTTAAAGTTAGATATGGCGGCCCTTTTGCAGGACAAACACCTGCGTCAGCAGTTACTAAAAATGATGGATACAAATATTCGCAACAAAGTTATGGTATGTGGATGACACCGCCAGATATTGGCACACAGGTTATTGTTGTGTTTGTTGAAGGACAAGCAAACCTGGGTTTTTGGATCGGTTGTGTAAGTGACAACTACATTAACTTTTCAATGCCTGACAGAGTTGCAACAAGTTTCTATGCAGGAAGTCCTACAGGCCAAGGAGCAAAATTATCCGTTGGTAACACAGGCAAAGCAGTTGTAGGTGAAATTAACAAAAAGAATCTCGCAGACAACAAAGGTAACGACCCAACAAAATATAAAAAACCTATCAATGAAGATTGGATGGATATCCTTTGGGGCATGGGATTAGATTCAGACGGAACAAGAGGATTAAGTTCAGCAAGTGCAAGACGTGAAGTACCAAGTATGGTATTTGGTATTTCAACTCCAGGACCATATGACAAACGTCCAGGTTATGTTAAAGCCAAATACGGTTCCGCAGGAACACAAGCGGATATTCCGTTCGGCCGCCTCGGCGGAACGCACTTTGTTATGGACGACGGTGATGACAAATTTTTACGTAAAGGTTCCGCGTCTACAACTGGAAAAGAATATGCAAGTGTAGGCAAAGGCGAAAAAGATGGTTTGCCACAAATACCAGCCAATGAGTTAATGCGTATCAGAACAAGAACAGGACATCAAATACTGTTTCATAATTCAGAAGACTTAATACGTATAGATCACGGCAGTGGTAACAGTTGGATTGAAATGAGTGCTAATGGCAAGATTGATATCTATGCAAAAGATTCTATTAGTATGCACACTGAAAACGATCTAAACATTACTGCTGATAGAGACATTAATCTTCATGCAGGACGTAAAACAAATATATTAAGTGAAAGTGACATTCAAATTGAAACTGACACTAACATGACTACATTGGTTAAAGGTAATACCAAGTTAACTACTACCAAAGACTATGATGTTAACACAGGTGGACACAATTGGTTTACAGCAGGAGGCCCAACCGATATCTTAAGTGGAGGCAACCATACAGAGACCGCACCGAACATTCACATGAATGGGCCGCAGGCCGCTACCGCTGTCGCTGTAACTCCGTTAAGCACACACGTACTTCCTGGCTTAACCGCTACCGCGGTTGCTTCGCTTCACAAACGCTTACCACAGCACGAGCCGTGGGGACACCATGAAAATGTAGATCCAACAAATTACACTGCAATAATGACAGATCGTGATAATGATGCACTACTGATCTCGTTACCAGATCTTGACACATTGCCAGATACATTTAAAAAGGACGGTGCGTAATAGCACATAAATATTGATATGAGTAGTTTAGAAAAAGACACAATACAGAATATTAAAGTTAAGGAATCTAACAAGCAAAAGCCTATTGTAAAACAACAGACTTACAGAGGTTTAAGCACAGTAAATCCTGACAATCTATCATATACTTTGTATGATATTGGGTTGATTAAACAAGACTTACTAAACCACTTCCATATACGTCAAGGAGAAAAATTAGAAAACCCCGAATTTGGAACAATTATTTGGGACGTTTTATTTGAACCGTTAACTGAGAATCTAAAAGAAGCAATAGCAGACAACGTTACAACTATTATTAACAGTGATCCAAGGATTAATGCTAATAGAGTCATTGTTGACCAGTATGAAAGTGGTATACAGATTGAGTGCGAACTACAATACCTACCATATAACATCTCTGAGCAAATGAAGTTACAGTTTGACCAACGCAACGGCTTCTTAGATTAGAGAATTAAGTACTCTGTTAACACAAACAAATAAATACTTATAACAAGGAAAGCATAAATGTCAACAACAGATAGACAAAATAGATTACTACTTGCAGAAGACTGGAAGAAAGTATATCAAACATTTAAAAACGCAGACTTTAAGTCGTATGACTTTGATAGTCTACGTCGTACAATGATCAACTATCTGCGTGAAAATTATCCAGAAGATTTCAACGATTATATTGAGTCCTCAGAGTATCTTGCACTTATTGATTTAATTGCATACTTAGGTCAAAACCTTGCTTTCCGAGTAGACCTAAATGCAAGAGAAAACTATTTAGAGTTAGCAGAACGTCGTGAGAGTATTTTACGTTTAGCGAGATTGCTTTCCTATAATCCTAAACGTAATCAAGCATCAAACGGTTTGCTAAAATTTGAAAGTGTAAGTACTTCTGAGGACATTTTCGACAGTAACGGTGTTAACC